ACCTTATGAACGCTAGTTCCATTTATTTAACATTGGTTTGGACAAACCAGAGTCACACATCACTAAGCCGCAGCAAGAAGCGCACCTCCAAGACGAGCGACTCGGAGAGCTGTTGGACCATATGCAGCTGCCGTATCGGCAATAGCAAGAGCCGAATTAAAAGTGTCGCCAACACTCTTAATCGACTTCTTGATCCAATTTTCATCCCATCCACTGTCTGTCTGATGCGCATCATCAACTCCATCTGTGACCATAAAGAGATTAGACCTCGCCGACATAATAACGGGGTTGTGCTTCGCCGCAGGCGTCGCAAACAACGTGTATCCCGTAGACGTCGCTACTGTCCATTCAAGATTACGAATCACTTCAACATACCCAACAGTTATACTAGCGGGACCACCAACAACGGACAACACACAACCTGTATAAAAGTTGGTTCCAGATCCATTGTAATTTTGGTATTGAGTTGCTTCTACCGCATTAGGTCGTCCAATAAATGATAACTTGGCATCTCTTAGCGGGAACATCTTGTTACTCAAACCTGTGGTCATATCGCCGGTGACCCAGTTAGCGCCGGTGGGATTCTTAAGTACTTCAGCGGCAGCTATATACCCAGTCGCAGTGGACCAGGCAGCCGTCGTTTTGTATCTAAACCCATAGGATACCACACGGTATTGGTTGCACGCAGCTCCAATCGTAGTATAAAACGTACTATTTGAAGGGGCAGCCCATACAGTGACGGTACCAGCAGCAATCGTGGTATAACCGTAAAACGCATTCATAGTATTTGGCGAGATGTAATAAGCGGCAGCACCATTAGCATCAGTAGCAATTGGGTATATAAACCTATCTTGATACGTGCAAGAGGGTGTCGCGTTTTCATCGGGCACTTTCGCGCCTTGAGCCTCAGGGCAAAAGGGGTTCGAGATGGAGCACAAGTGGTGCGCCAGATGGTCTGGCCTCATTTGGTTCTTTCCACCGACCTTCTTCTTTCGTCGCCTTCGGTTCTTTTTCTTCGCCACCTGTTGTTGTGGTTTGTAAACAACAAGGGCAGTCGATGTCGTTTGTTTCTGCTTTGTCATTTGTGATATGTGTTTTCCTACGTCTTCCTAGCAATCTTTTGCGGCCCCACCTGCCGCAAAAGCTGCCGATTCCCAACCGACCTTCCGTAATATCGCGAGCGATTTTCCCAAGTATAGAGCATGTCTGTTCTCATACTGGTACTGCTCAAGCAACATTTTCGATGGGGTCGAGCTAAGTAACTTGACCATACCTTTCACATAGTTCAAGGGTCGAGCAATCCCGTCAACAAACCAATGAGAGCAAAACTCAAAATCAAAGGCATGGCAGGGTTTGTATTCCTTAATGCGGAACCCGAGCTTCGTGTATTCAGTAACGGCATATGGGTGAAATTTCTCGTTAGCATCATCACCCTGAGCTAATGGCTCTAAGGGGCATTGCAATCGAAACGAGGCAATGACAGCTGCTGCAACGCGCAGTTTAGAATTACCGGTGCCAGTTATATAACATCCCGATTTCATAACACCTCGTGTGAGCTGTGCTATCAACATCCCATTTGACAAAACGAAGACAGACAACGATAAGCAATAGAGAACATTGTTCAGCAAAGCACCAAAAGGACTATCTAGTGACTGTCCCATGAGTCTGCAATAAATCTTGTGCATTAAATCATAAGCCCAACCATCCCAACACCAGTCCATGCCACTAATATCAGTCGCGGCACGCGGACCAGGGGGGATGGTACGGACAAAATCCGAAACCATCTTGTCAGTAAAACCCATTCCGTTCTTACTTGGTATATTCAACCATTCATCAATTTCACCTTCAGACTGTGGCGCCAACAGCAATTTAAGTATGCACTCGTCAACAATACCCACGCTTGATATCAACCTAAGGATTCCAGAATCGAGCTTACGCCGAGAATGTGGTTCATTCTTAACGAAAACCTTAATAGGGTCGACATATCCGCGCAAGACTAACTCAACGGCATTAAGCCCCTCAGGCATATCCCGGAGTTTATTGATTCGTGCTATCACGACTCTTGCTATCAACGACCCAGCAATTTCTAATACTTTCCTCTTCGACTCACCAATCAATGTCCATGGATAACCTGGGCTTGCATCTTGATTCGTAGTCCGTTGTAACACAGTTAAAACGTAATCAGGCGTTAACTCACGGGTCCCTAGTACACGACTTAAGGGTGAGGAGTGGGGGTAGCAATCGCTGAACCAGTCAACTGTTGCACTGACTTCTTCTTGGGTCGGCGGCGCTTCGGCTTTTGTTCGTTTGGCACAATGTGCGACGAAACTGCCGAGCTCACGACCGGTTTCTGGCCATCCATAGGACCCGAGTTGGGGGTCAACTTGGATTGCAAGCTCAAGATAAGTTTCTCCCGTAACTGAACAGGCAGGTTTTCGAACTCTTCCTCGATCGTTCGATAGTGTGTATACTCTGCCGTAATATTGGAAGTTGGAGTCGATTGCACTTTCGGCGGTAAACTCGTAGGCGCCGATTTCGACGCCATAACAAGCCCAGTCTGTTGATGCTGTACTTGCTTGGGGGCGGTCTCCACCTCCCCCAGCTGAAAATCCTTACCGTCGGAAGATTCACGGACAAAGCGTTCTGTAAACCTCTTCACAAGCGTTCGTTTATACGACTCATAAAGGTCCTCGTCATTGGCATCGGCCCAATCCTCCTTCTGTTGAACGAGTTTTTGCATCTTACCATAAGTAACTCTACGAGCATCCTTAGCAGCCTTACGCTTTAACTCTTCTTCATCCTCAGATGATGACGATGATGTTTCATCGAAATTACCGAGATGGGGATCACGAACCTGACGGGTATGTTCACGTTCAGCTTCATCACGTCGTTCTTTCCTCTCAGCTCTCTGTATCTCATGCTCTTGTTCTCGTTCGATCTGCGTCAGTTTCCGATCATCATATAAATAATCATTAACTTGCGGACTCTCATCAAGATCAAAGAGCGCTTCGAAATCTGAAAGTTGGGGTACTACAGCTGCATTACGGTCTTTCCCTCCCTGGATGTGAATGCCAACAACCTTGTTACTCACATTAATGAGCGGTGTGCCGGACCACCCAAGTGTGGTGCTCGCGGTATGGTAGAAGGTCCGATGCGCTGCATCTTTCCGTTCCTCAACATTACCGACTGCACGAGAAGGAATTCCATTATGGTATCCTTGCAACACTACTTGTTCACGGGGTCGCGGATAAGCAAATTTAAGCTTAGACATTCCAGCAACAGAGAAGAAAACCGTACCACACTGAATAGCGATGATATCAAGCTTATCAAAGCGCGCTACATTCCAATTGGTGTCAAAATTATAGGATTTATCTCCAACTACAATTTCAATCTTTGTGTTATGCAGAGTGGCGTGACTCTCAGCTGAGACGAGTACATGCGCGGCCGTGACTAAATAGTCGCCTGCGCGGAAACCCATCCCAACGATTTCATCACCAACTTTAAAAGCACAAATACCTTTCGAAGAAAAGCGTTCAACCGGTGCCAATAATGACGCCGGCAAAATTGATTCTTTACGCATTTGACTACCAGCCGTGCTATAAGCAAGGGCATCAGCCAAAAATCCGCGTGGAGCCTCAACCGCAAAGGTTTGTCCATTTAACTGGCCAACAAGACAGAGTTTCTGCTCGTGAAGTTGTATCACGGGATTCTCAATCAACGCTATGGGTTTAGGCTTAATTCCTTCCACTTTACCGTTATAATACTTAAATCGGTAAAATAACAGCTGTACGACGTAAGAGACGTAGTGGATCGCAATCAATAACACTTCATATGCAAGTAATAGCAGCAATGGTAAAAGCCGCACAAACAATATGATCACGATCCGTATTTTCTCAAGTTCCTCATATCCCGAACTTCCTGGCAAATAGGTGTCGTTGCCGTATCGGGATGAATAGTACTCAGGCGCGTCTAAATCGACGTCTGGCAGGAGCACCGTGATGGGACCGACACCGGTGCCATCAAACAAATCCCTATTCCAGTAAGGAAAGAGGAAAAACACAATGAAAGTTTGCGCAACATAGCGACAGGCTCTCGTTTCATCAATTTCAATTTTCATTTCCATCTTAGGGACCGAATAACTCTATGCAGTTTATCTTAACATAGAAACTCTTTAATTTTCGGCGACAAGGTTCTAACCTTGTTTATCG